TGGTCTTGAGAACCAGTTTAATTTTAGTCATATGACAATGAGTATCTCCGATGAGAACTTCTCAAGTAATTTATTTTTTGAGAATCAGCTTCTTTTTCACCAGCACGGGGGGTGAAAGTGTCGGATCAGAGACAACGCTAAATGGAAACGGTTGATCCTGCTGTGGCTCATCAGATAATTGAAATTGATGACCATTCATGGTGTATGTTAATTGAGGGATGTGAGTGACGCATCCTTTGTCGACATCATACACCACTTCGGTGATTTTACAGAGTTTTTTTTCGGAAATGGCCGAAGCCAGTAAAAATCGTAGTTGATTTTTTTGTTCGTCACTGAGAATAGGTCTGAGAGCATCAATGAATTTTAACATAGCTTGCACTTTAAGGTTGGCAGGAAGTTTATTCCATGGTTTACGAAAATCTCCCGGACGATCGTCCGTCTGAGATGAAACATACATGCGAGGAAATGGTAGTTGAGACGGTGGTGGTGGTGGTAGTATGTCCGGATCTGGTGCTTTATTTTTGAGCGTGAGAACGATTTTGGGTCGGGATGGTGCTGGAGCTGATGGGGTCATGGGAGGCTGTCCTCCCACCATGAGTTGTTGAGTTCTTTGAGATGCTGCTTCTTGAGCGACAATGTTACCACGATAGAGAATTCGTTGTTGTTGTTGCATAAGTCGAGTCAGTGCTTTGTTGGATGACTCGTCAGGGTCGTCAACAGTTGTGACCGGTGTTTGATTGAGAATGGCATTTTTCCCATCAATTAATTCAGGTTTGTATTTTTTGTATAAATCTAATTTAATGGATTTGAGATAGGTGATCACATTGGCTAATTCCGTGTCCATGTGTGAGATTAATTATTTGAATAATGATTTGATCTTGGACATCAATTTTATCGGCATTCAATTTTCTGAATTTGGGTTGGCATCCTGATCACGGGTTTCCTGATCTCGGACGTCTTGATTGCAGCATGGGCAACGAATGCTATGTTGTGAAAGCCATGGTTGGAGACCCTCGGTCGAGAAATAGTGACCGCAGGGCAGAACGATTACATCTGAATCATCTCGAAACGGTTCCCGCGTGATGGGACAATGATCATAAGGTTGTTCGCCATGATGTTCGTCGCAATAAGTCATTTTAATCAGATGATACTTGGTATGTTTCAATCGGTTAATCTGTTGTTGGGTCAAATTGACTGGAACATCGGTCAGATGACCGTGATTTTGATAAGTTATCAAGAAATTGATGATGTCGGGTGACGTCAAGTGTTCATTGACAATAGTTTGTGAGAAAGAATCCATGGATTGATTCAATGTTTGCATGATATTGCTCAATGTTGGTGATGCGGGGGTGGAATTGGAATTGGTGCCTCTCATCAATGAGAGGAACGCCGTTTGAATGTCTTGTGGTGCAAATTGTTGCAAATCCTGGTCAAATTGTTGTGTGACATTGAGCAAGAGATCAACTCCGTGTAATTGAGAAGCTTCGGTATCAGTCGATATTGGATGGATTAGGGGATTGAGATTGGTATCTGGGTTGGGATCGCCGTTATCATGTTCATCAACAATCTCACCGGTACCGTCATTGTCACCACCGTCAGCCCCATCATCTTCTTGATTTTCAGGATCGGAAGGCATCAACGGGTCAGTGTGATGTCTGGGTGCGGGGATGGGGGTGGGTGGAGGAACATAATTGTGTGTGAGGATTTGATCAAATATTACATCTTCGCTACGAATTACCTCATGATGGTGTGTGTGAGCATTTAACCATTGTTGATAAAAACGGTGGGTTGTGGGAACTGACCATGTGACCAGATCTGGATAGTGATTGAGAATGACGAAAATCATGGATCCTGATTGGATTCCAATATTGGTCAGGGTCTGTGTGAATTCTTTGGGTGGGAGTCCTAAGGCTTGTCCATTATGGATCATGTAGACCACTTGTCGAGAGGAAATCTCCAAAAGTGCAAGAATGCGTTGATATAAGGTTCCAACGTGTGATCTTCGAGAAATCCGGACGGAATAGATGTGCTGATTATATTGCACGTAAAATTCGATCTCGACCATAACGATAGGAGAGTTAGATTTATGGGTAAATATGATATTATCTCAAAATTGTTTCAATCAAATTTGAAATAAACAAAAATTGAAATATTATTTTCGGTTGAAAGTTAATTTTTAAATCAAAAAACACATGGCATCATCGGCGACTCAAATTCTCGAGGATGTGAAAAATGGGAAATGTAGTGTGGATGAGGCACAGAAACAACTGGCGCAAATGAAGCTGGCCGATCTCAAAACACTCACCTATAAAGTTAGTCCCAAGGGAGCTATCTCATTCTATGGTATTCGAAGGATGCCGATTAGTTTATATTTACAAGAACTTGAGGAAATCATCAGAACTTCAAATACTGAGGAATTTAAAAAATTTATATCAGAAAATACTGACAAATTAAGCAAGAAGTAATTTATTATTAATTCTCATGTACATGAGACCATGACTTACCAATTTTAATACTACTGATGGTATTGAGGGACACATTATATTGCGATGCAATCTCTGTCATTGTTATGGGTGATTTCAATAAATTTTTGATTTCTTTGACAAGATTTTCATTTAATTTCATGTTTTTCTCTTTTTCGACAATTAGAGACTAAATAAACGTCGGCGTAGTAAATTCCCTTCCGTCCCCGATATTCGTTCGGACTTGCATGGACGAATCCATGCGATATCTTGATCGGAATCACGGGTCATTTGACAATCACGTTCCACATCAGACACAAATCCTCCCTTTGTACGATAGGGGCCCACATTATTCCGTGGTGAGGTGAACATATGATAGACAGTCACTTGTGTGGTCTTATTTTGAAGATATGTTTGTGCCATAGTATCAACGCCCTGACCATCACCCACGACGAAACCGTTTTCTGAATTTTGAAGTGCCCGATCAATCCAAGGAATATAATGCTTTTGAAATTCCTCGTCTGAGAGATGCAAATGACCCGAAATGAAATAAGTCGTCATATATTAAATTTAAATAGATATTTCTTTCAATTCAAACATTGTAAGCACCTGGTGGTTGCATCATCCACCAAGGATGTGACATCTGTGCCCGCATGACATTAGTTCCACAATGAATATCACCATCTAATAAATAGTAGTGATCCCAGTCAGAGACGAAATATACATGGATCTGTGAAGGAATGGCTTGTTGAAAACTGTCTTCGAAGATGTCGACTTTTCCCACTTTGGGACCATATGGCTTGGGAGCAATGAGAACCCCATTCCCATATAAATGATTGATTAAATTGGGAAACACCGCTTTCGCGCGGGTGGCAATCGATCGAGGCCAATAACAGATGGGGATTTCGAAGACTTGAGAGGGTTTGAGTCGTAATTGGGTGGTTAGTGTGTGACGGATCACATCGAGTTTGATTTGGTAGTTTTGGTTATCCTCTCGCAACTCCTTCCAGTTAAGGAGGTCTTTAACTTTGAGCTGACTCCGATAAATGCATGTATTTTTAATTTCCGGAGAGAAACGAGAAGTGACTTCGCTGGAGAGTGTGTCAAACAAATAATGGTTGTGTCGCCCTTTGAAACAAATGGTTTGTGGATCCAATTGATCCAATAGTTGATAGAATTTTCGAGGGCTGACAATCAGCATCCGAAAACCCACCTGGCTATCATCAGGAACAAAGGCGACCACTTCATCGACATGACCCACCAGTAGCCAACTGGTCTCTATTTGAATGGGTGATTGAACCTGTTGCGATTCCAACAGGTCCGAAAGGTGATATGACAGATTTTTTTGTGCACCAGCATGAGAGACACCGTAGATGATCCGCCCTAATGGATAATCTGGTCTAATTGGTGGACTGACTTGAACGTTGCCAAATCCGTCCAGATTATTGAGACCCTCAAATATTAAATCGTACTGTGGAATCGTGGCAAAATACGAACGTAGATAAGAGACATCCTGCTCGCGTGAATAATTGGGACCCTTGAGAATCACTTGTTGTGTTGTGTGACCATCCGTGACGGATGCAAATTTCATGATGTCTTGTAACCAACGATGATAAGATGAAATTCGTGGGTCTCGGATGATGGTGTAGGGTAAACGTTCATGACGACAGATTCGAATCACATTGCGAAGGAAAGTTTGATTTCCATGGACACCTAACATCTCCGACAAATAGATCATATTGATCGGTTGTGTGACGGGTGGGAAGATTAATGGAGCCAAATGACAGATCAAGTGATCCGATAAGAGTAGTTGTTGCCCACGAAACAGACCGATCGAAATGCGGATTATCGGTTGCGTGTGGCGAGAAATCAGCTCATTGCAGGATAAGAAATAGGTGGCCGTCATTGTCAAGGGAGGTGAAAGTGGAGAATAGTGTCCAGTTGTTAAATTGTGTCCCAATACAACATGACCCTGTCGATCATAGACGGAAACGGGTAAGAGATTCTCTAGGTAAAAATGCATGGTCATATCAGGACCCAGATAATATGACATCTCTTGAGAGACGCGTTGACGAGAGGGATGTTTCGAAGTAGTGACAAAGTGTGGAAATTTTAGTGGAAGGTAGAGACGCGGATCGTTGTTTAGGTTGGGTAATAAAATTGCGCCGGGTGTGGGCTGATTCCAGGTCCATGTATGGCCGATGTTCTGGTTTTCGTGGACTTGAGGAACTTGAATCCATTGTTCTGGTAGAGTGTAGAAAGTCATGGTCTGATGATTGATGACAGCTTGCGCAAAAGATGACTGGGTGGTGACCCAGAGCTCATATCCTAATGGAGGTGGAATTGGGATACGGTAGATTTTCCCTGGTAACAGTTGTCGGGTTCTCCGACACACTTGGTTAGGAAATGTGACCAATTTGATTTGACAGCCATGGACAGAGTCAACACGACATTGGCCATTGGGAAAAGTCACATAATCGGTTAATTGAAAAGGTGTGCTGGCTTTTAAATAAAGTGAAACCATATGTTCACGTATATATGTCGCATACACAAAATTGACTTTTTGTCAAAAATGTAAACTTACGGGAGATCAATCAACTTTTGTTCATTGTTCTCGTTCTTAACCACACAATACTTGACGAATTGTAACGCATCTTCTACTTGTTGGGTAGTGCGAGCCACGTAATAGGTAGGAGTCATTTTCATTCCTTTGTGTTTTAAGTGGATGTGAATCAGTCGTAATTGTTGATTCTGATCAATGGCCATATAATTGTTTTGATCCACGTTCTCAATCTGCGTTGTATCTGGTTCAGTGAAAAACAGTCGGAAAGATTTATCGTTTCGATCGAACAAATTGTGTTCGGTGATCACCCAGTAATAAATTGGTTGCTCGACTGGTGGTTTGGGAGGAGTATGATGTCGTGCCCCGACCATTACCCATCCGTCTGTATCGGGTGTTGCATGTGGGGGATGTGGAGAAGGTACTTGCTGCTGTTGTGGAAACGGATGATAGGGGACATACTGATTATTGCGACGTATTCTGATCCAATATTTGTGTCCTGTCACAGCGGTGTTAACATAAATCACGTGAGAATGTTTAGCCATAAATTGATTCGGTATAGGTTGGCATATGTGGTAATTTTTATGTGAGTTCAATTTTTGAAAGGTCGTGTTGGAGGAGAAACGAAAATTGAAACTTGGTCGATGATAATGAAACGATAATTTCATTATCAAGATGTCTCTGTTACCATATCATACAGAAGGTTTACTGGAGGTCGGCGTAGATGAAGCGGGGCGCGGACCGTTAATTGGTCGTGTGTATGCGGGAGCAGTGATTTGGCCCAATGATTTAACGACCACCGTGGTCAAAGATTCCAAAAAATATACCAAAACGGCGGATCGGGAAAAGGCGTATGACTATGTAGTTGACCATGCCATTGCTTATGGTGTCGCCTATGCGGAACCGGAGGAAATTGATTCGCTGGGGATTTTCAAGGCGGTTATGCAAACCATGCATCGAGCCATCCGCAACACGGGTGTTAATCCGGAACAGATTCTAGTCGATGGGAATCATTTCCAACCGTTTATGGATCAGTATGGGGAGACACCGCAATTTACTACGGTGATCGGGGGAGATAATAAGTATTTGAGTATTGCGGCGGGCTCGGTGCTGGCCAAAGTGGAACATGACCGATATATTGCCGATCTTTTGCTGAAATATCCCGTGTTGGAGCGGTATGATTTGAAAAACAACAAAGGTTATGGGGCACCGAAACACATGGAAGCCATTCAAAAATACGGCATTACCCAGTTCCATCGCCAGAGTTTCAAATGTTGTCATGATGCCCCAATTGTATATATTTAGAGATAACTTACAGAGATGAGTTAACATGACCGCTCTTAGTTCAGAGGACTATTACCAACTTCTCGGAGTTCCCAAAACGGCAAGCGTTGGCGAAATTAAACATGCCTATCATCAAATGGCACTGAAGTGGCATCCTGACAAAAATCATGCACCGGATGCTCAGGAGAAATTTAAAAAAATTAGTGAAGCGTACGACATTCTGTCCAATCCTGAAAAACGTGAGATCTATGACCAATATGGTGTTGAGGGTTTGACACAACGCAATATTCACTTTGATGAGGGCAACATCGCTCACGTTCTGAGTGAGATTTTCGGGAATGGATTTCCATTTATGTTCCATATGCCAGG